AATCAAAAACCAAATTATGGCAAACAATCAAATTCAACATCAGACAGCATTGCAAAAGCTCAACAGCTTTACGCCGAAGCAGTCGCTATCAGTCGAGCACGCGATAACACAAGACCAGATTGGTCTGCTTCAGAGGCTTGACAAACAAACTACAAAAGAAAAAATCATGCAGTTGGTTACTCGATGTACTCAACTCATGAATGTGCAGCATAACATGAATGCTATGCAAATTGAATTTTGTGCTGAAAACATTATGCAACAAAGATATTTTTATTCACTTGAAGATATCCAGCTGTGTTTAGATCGTGGTGCTATTGGTGCTTATGGCACGATATATAACCGAATCGACCCGGCTACGATACTTGCATGGTTTCCACTTTATGACCAGCAACGCCAACCGTATGTAACTGCAAAGCGACAAGCTGAAGAAAAGGCAAACAACATCTACGAAATGTTTCAGCATCCGCAAATCATGGAAGCGATGCAGCAGGCAGCAGATAAGCTAAGCATCAAAGAAGAACCAGCACGCGAAGTGAAAAGGGAAAATCCACCTGCGATTGAAATAGCATTGATGCGTGAATACGATGCGCTGCCTACGTGGGATAATGACATGCGCTTTAGGGTGTACAAAAACAAGCCGTATCAGTTCACTGAATATCGGAAGGAACGCTACCGCGAATTGATAGAAACACAAAGCGAATACTGATGAATCAATACGATAAGCAAAAAGCGAATACTAAGATGGAACCAATAATTGTTGAGATTAAAATTTATCCTGAACAAGAACAAATAGATTCTGTAGGAGAAAAGTATACTAGCAAACGCTATATGGCAAAATTTGAAGATGGACAAATCATCGGAGTTGAACAAAGCGTGTGGCCAAAAGATACAGGTTATGAAGGTTATGGTGGTTATTTGTGGCATTGGTCGGAAAAAGAATGGATTGAGGAAGCAAAAACACGATATATAAAATATACCAATGAAAGACTACGATAAACAAAAAGAAACCGAACTACTACGCAAATTATTTGTGCTAACAGCCAGACGAAGCATGCGACCTGCAATGAGCGATAATTTAGCAATGCGTCTTATCTTTGAAGAATTACATTTGCTAACTGATAAAGACGAATACAAGCTATGACCATTGGTGAATTGTGGGATAAACTTGCGCAGTATCCGGATGAAACGGAAGTGTACATCGGTTTTATAGATGGGCACAGCATCGAGCACTTTGATTTTAACATAGTAGAAACTTCCTATTTTCAAGGCAACACCACAATATCACTAATGCACGAAGACATCAACATCATAAATAATTAAATACAATGAGCAACTATCAAATGCAAGAAGGGCAGTTTACCCTTTTCAAAAACAACAAAACAACTAACAACGCACCTGAATACACAGGTGAGATTATGGTGAATGGTAAGAAGATGCGCTTAGCTGCATGGGTTAAGGAAGGCAAGAGCGGAAAGTTCTTTTCAGGCAAGATGTCCGAACCACGTGAAGCGCAAACGCAGCAGAGCGATAACGATAATTCAAACGATCTACCATTCTAATGAACCTGCCTATCCTACCTGAAGACAAAGCTAACCATGCGCTGTATGGTTTAGTCATTTATGCATTATCTGCATCTTTGTTCGCTGCACCATTCGCAATGGTGGCTGTGTTTGCCTGTGGTGTTGGAAAAGAATTGTACGATTCAGTGTGGAATGATAGACCATTCAGTAACGGTGACATGATAGCAACTCTTTGTGGTGGGTTAGTGGGCATGTACATCGGGCTGTTCACATGATAGAATACCTGCCTAAACAAAAAGAAGCATTGCGTGTGCTGGGTAACTCACACCCGGCACGTGTAGTGCTTTTCGGTGGCGCAGCAGGTGGATCAAAATCGTTTATTGGTTGTGCATGGCAGATATCACGCAGGTTCAAGTATCCGGGCACGCGAGGCTTGATAGGTCGCAGCAAGTTGGACACGCTAAAGAAGACTACGCTAAAGACTTTTTTTGAAGTGGCAGGCATGTTAGGGCTTGCGCCTAATGAACACTACACAATCAATAACCAAACGCATGTAATAACCTTTGCCAATGGTAGCGAGATTATTCTAAAAGATTTGTTTGCCTATCCAAGTGATCCTGAATTCCATTCGTTAGGTGGTTTGGAATTGACAGATGCCTATGTCGATGAAGCTGCGCAGGTAAGCAAGCGTGCAATAGACATACTGCAATCACGTATTCGTTTTAAGCTACGCGAATATGATTTGCCACCGAAGATGCTGCTCACATGCAATCCATCAAAAGGTTGGCTTTATAATGAATTCTATGCACCATTTAAGATGGATGCGCTACCAGCACATCAGGCGTTTATACCTTCACTGCCTACAGACAATCCACACCTACCAGAAACATACCTTGAAACGCTAGAGCGATTGCCCGAAGTAGATAGGCGAAGGCTTTTGTATGGTGACTGGGAATACGATGAAAGCATAGATAACTTATACCAGTATAATGATTTAGTGCGCTGCTTTCGCGATGAAGAAAGCAAAGGCGATAAGTATATCAGTGCCGACATCGCACGTCTTGGAAAAGACAGAACAGTGATTTGCGTGTGGCATGGTTTGCACCTAATCGAAATACACGAACTGCGAAAGCAACCTATAACTACAGTAGTCACTACCATACGCCAGCTATGCGATAGGCACGCAATTAAACTAAGCAATGTTATCGTGGATGAAGATGGGGTTGGCGGAGGATGCTGCGATATGCTTAAGTGTCGCGGATTTCTTAATGGTGGCAGAGCAAAACAGCCCGATAAATTCAGCAATCAAAAAGCCGAATGCTATTTTAAGCTTGCAGAACTAATAGAGCAGAACAAAGTTGTGTTTAAAGTAGACCGCTTCCGGGATGTAATCGTGCAAGAACTGGACATGATCCGCAGGCGCACACCTGAAGCCGATGGAAAGTTAGCTGTAATAAGCAAGGATGAAATAGCACGCATGCATGGCAAGTCTCCTGACTATGCAGATGCTATCATGATGCGCATGTACTTCGAACTTTTTCCGAATTACGGCAGCTATTCGTGGGCGTAACTCACTGATTTTCAATTACACGTTTGTTAAAATTTGTTAAAAGTGATAGTCACCTATTGCGTGTGTAAAAAGTTACACTACATTTGTCAGGTCAAACAAAACAAAAACACAAAGACATGAGCATCAAAATCGAAAAACACAGAGAAGAAAAGAACAAAGCTTACTTGGCAGCTAACCGTGAGTGGATTATTCCAATGATTGAAAAAGCTATTGCCGAGCGTCCAGCGCACACTGCACCAACAAGCCTTCGTCGTGTGATGGAATTACTTATGTGGACTAAGCCTTATGTAGCTTTGGGAAAGATGTCACCCTACTTCATGCCAACATGGATAGATGATGCAATGAGCATCGATGCAAAAGCATATAACCGAACTGTATGGTTTGACGAAACTACTATGCGTCAACGTGCTGCATCATCACAATTTAATTGATCAATTTTTAATTTTAAAAAATAACGCAACATGAAAAAGTTTACAATCACAGGTTACAACCGTAACAACAACGCAGTTCAAACATTAACGTACAACACTGATGTATTGACCAAATCAATGCAGCGCAGTGCAATGAATACCATTCAGCTATTCTCAGCTAGTCCACTACGTTTTGAAATTAAAGAAATCTAATACGATGAAAACAGCATCTAAAATTATTCGCTACATAATAGCTGCAGTTATCCTTTACGCAGTGCTCAGCTACTGCCAAGAAATCAATGATTGCCTAATGAAATACTAATCAAAAACAATAGCAACATGAATTTTCACAAAGACAATTTAGAAGCCCTGCAGAAGTTTCAGCAAATGCTAAATGCAGAACCTGATCAGGCAGGTATTGAATCCACACCGGATAAGAAAGCACGCACGCTGGTCATTAGCCACGTTGAAACCACATTAGATGAACTGTTCTTTGGTCATTGGCGCACTGAAAACTTTAAGTGGGCAGTATTAGCCAACGAAGTGCAGGCATCCATTGACCTTGTAGTTATCCATCCGATAAGTGGTTACGAAATCCGCAGAGTAGGTGCAGCTTCAGTTATCATTATGGTGGATCGCGTGCCCGATGGCGTGACCGGAACGGAGCGCAATAGATGGGCATTAAACCCCGATAACAAAAAAGCTAATGCAATGGACCTTGCATTCGGTAAACTCAAAGCAGAGTGCCTTAAAAACGCTGCACTG